CGCTAGCAGTTTATTGCGGTGTCCGTTGCTTCTGACCTTAACTGCACCATCGGCACGTATTTCGGTGCTTTCAAGACCATGCTTTTTAAAGTGTGACCGGAGTTCCGGTATCTGTTCTGGATTCACCCCAAGGTTGTGGGACCAATACTCTGCCGGTGCAGACCCAGTTACTTGTGTCTGTGGGTGGTCATGCCACCGTAATACACCATCAGGGTCTTTGTATAAATAGTGTTTTCTAATGTCGCTCACTAATGTCCCACCCTAATGTTTTTAATTTATCGCTTAAAAAAATTCGTGGCAGCTTTTCCATGCTTTCAGGAAACTCTAAAAACAACTCTACTAATCCCTCGTCATAGGGCTCTGCGTGTATCGTTACGTCTTCTTCAGAAAGTAAAGCATATAAAAGTTTTTCGCCGTATTTTTCAGTAATCTCATGTAGTTTTTCAAGGTTGAGGCGAGCCACTATTCATCTGGGGTTGTTGGTTGCCTTGGGCTGCTAACATCTGCTGCATCATCTGGTTTTGGCCGCGATCCGTTGCTCCCGGCCTGCTTACTCGCTCATACGTTCGTGTGGTGTTTGTCGGCATATTTGACCCTGGTTTTTGTCCAACCGAGCCTTGACCCATCATGGGTTGACCGTCCTGATTTACGATTACGTCCATCAATTCAGGAATATTATTGTATTCTGACAGAAGTGATATGATTTTATCCATATCAAACATCTTGCCGCTTTCCTGCAACATCTGCATCATATTGGGGTTATTGACTAATTCCAATACGAATTGTGCCCTTTGCTCGGGAGTAGAGTGCTGCATAGAGTACGGGCGAACGTCAAAATTCAACTCATGCCAGATTTCTCCGCGTGATTCAGCAGCGATATTAAACGGCATTTGAATAGAATCTGACACATGCACTACGTCTTCAAAGTCTTGTACAGGGTCGTTCCACCAGTAATACAAAAGACTTTTGCATACGCTGGTAACAGCTTCAAAGGTTTCGTTCCGCATATCATCGACTCGGGTGTTGGCTTGACCTAACGCCATTCGGTCCTGCCCAACAGTTTCCGATTGTGGACCTAAACCTCCCAAGGCCGAAAGATTACCGCCAATCTTGTCCATGATGTTATCTAAAGACATTCCGTAAGACAGTAATTGCTGGTCGATTCCTGGGTTCTCGAAAACTTTGACGGAGTTCGGATCGTTCATTTGAACCATGTCCCCGTCACCAGCTTCTCGTTGGCGGCGAGCATCTTCATCGTGACCAGACTGAAAGCCAAACACAGTCTTCTGCCTAAGAGCTTTACGTGCGTTCTTGTTAAGAATCTGGTTTGCTAGCTCATGTACGTCTCTCCAGTGTGCAACCGGAGGCACAGGCATACTCTGGCCAATGGGCCAATCAAATCCTAAGAAATGATATGGACCTGCAAAACATGGCCCCCGCTTTGGACCTTCCCATTTAGTAATATTTAACGGTTCGTTTGAATGGGCTTTGTCATCAGAAGAATCTCCGTCTGCTGCAAACGTCACAATCTCATTTGTGTCAGGAAGATAGATTTCCCAGATTTCTACTTCTTCTCGGATGCTTTCTGAGTTTTGGTTGTAGCTTCCAGAAATAGTACCAATCTTGGGATCACCGCCCTCAGTAGTCCGAGACTCAACAAGTTCAACCAAAGACTTCCTTGCGTCTTCGTTCCAGTCAGGAAACGCTTGTGCTTGGTCGAGAGACATTCGGTACTTGTGGCCCATAAACGAACAGTGTTCCCACGGCTTACCTTTAGATTGAAGGTCTTGTACCCAGTCGTCTAAAAGAATCGGGTCTACAAACGTCCGTCCTACGGGTAGTTGTATTTCTTCTTGAGCGTCAGTGGTGTAGTGCATAATGTCGGTTTGTGCCCACCCTACCTTGAGGATGCCCATTCCAAACATGCCTGCGTTGACCCACTCCCTGACCTTAGAGCCAAAATCAATTTCTTTGAGCATTGCGTTAGCTAGACGTTGTGCCCTAGCTGCTACGTGCTTTAACTCTTGGTTTTTAGTATTAACCGTGACCTGTGGCATTCGAGAGGTAAGCATTCGTCCGTAGATTTGGACAGCTAGCTGAATGTAATTCATCGGTACGCGGTCAGAAGTACCGTCATCCGTATAGTGCCTACCTACGTATTGTCTTACGGCTTCGTAAGAGTTCTTACGGTAAGGTTGCAGCTTTCTATAGTTTTGAGAAATAACTGCTCGGAGTTTAGGTATTGTTACCACGACGGCTCCTGGTCAAGTGTCTTTTGGTGTTTCTTTCTCCTAGCCGCAAAACTGTACGGGGGTGGAGCAAGCTCGCTTATTTGTGTTTTCTTTAGTTTTATAGCGGGTCTATCCGTAACGCCTCGCCATGCAACTGCTGTAGCTATGACCCTATCTCCGTGGTTGTCCCCACCGTGAGCAGGGTCTTCGGAGTTAAGTGATTTCTGGTGTACGACTTTCTGATTACTATAAACGTAATCCTTACACTCGTTAATACAAAGGCGACTTCTCTCGGTGTACTCTCCGCTAGCAAGTGCTTTAGAGTGATTCGATAAAAGCATCAGCTTAGTTTGAGGGGTAGACCACCAACCAGGAGTAAAGGTTTTCTTCTTTTTTATCGAGGATTCGTTAGTTCTCATGAAGTAATGCGTGTACCCGAACTCAATAACATGCGAGCCAAACGCACCGCCAGGACCGTTGTCTTCCCAGATTAAATACGCTTCTTCGTGCAAGCCTTTAAAAAACCTGCCTAAAACACGCACATAACGAGCATAATCTAACACGCTAATGTTATTGCACGCAAACTCAGCTACTTTGAACCCAGTAGTGATATCAATGACTACTGCTGCGTGGTTGGTAGAACCCGGCCCGCCTTTACCCGAAGCTACGTCACACCCGATTACGTAGCGTCTGTCTTGGGGTGGGATTCCGTTTGATAGTGTAGTCCACAGCTTTAATCTTCCGTTTGCGATAGACACCCACTCCGGTTCCATGACTTCTTGTACAAAATCTAAGTCCCCTACATGGAATGGCTCCATACAAGTGTCTTCGCCGTTTTTCAAAGATTCTAGGTCGTAGAATTGACTTCCCGATCCTGAGTAATCTATATCCAATTCCTGAGCGATAAGTCTCTGTACGGGGCTTCTTCTGCACTCTCGGTCGTACCACGGTGATCGTATCTTTCCGTCTAGGATGTGTTTGTAATCTTGTTCAACGTCTAAGACTTCAATCTCTTGTGCGTTATTTACTTTACGGGATCGGTATAAACCTTTCGATTTAAAAGGATGCAAAAACCACGGGAGGGTAATTACTTCGATGTCAGGAGAATCTGCGTTCGCTACTTCATAAAAGATACCGCCTGCTCCCTGTGGAGTAGATAGCATTATTCGACAATCTGTAACATGCTGGGTCGAAGCGTAAGCTGCGTAACCGTCGTCGGCTTTAAAAGCTGCAAGTTCATCCATCATAAATGCTAGCTTACGTCCACCACGGGCTACGTCTCCTGTAGCGGAGTAACCCACGATAGTGGATTCGTTCTCTGGTTGTTTGAGCTTAAGGCTTGAACGGTCGTTTTTATTCATCTCTGGTCGAAGGAACGACGGAAGGTTCTTTAAGTGAAAGTCCAGCTTCCACATAAGAGTATCTGGATCGTCGGACTTATCTACAGCGTCTTCAGTACGAGAGACTAAACCCATTGCAGAGTAGGGCTGAAAGCACCATTGCCAAAAGAATACGGTAAGAACCATCCACGAAGCCCCCATATCACGGGACTTTTCTATAAGAACGTCCTTCTTACCAAGATGTTCAATAAGCTGGAGAATGCAGTCATCTTGAAACTCCCACGTAACAAAGGGGATTACGTCCCTAGAACGTGGTTCATACACCCAGCAAAAGGTGTTAATAAAGAACAATATATCGTCTTTGCAAAACTGTCTGATTGCTTCTCCGACCAAAGGATCGAGGTAAGCAGCTTCAGTCAGTTCCTGCCGATACTTCAGATTGCTTTCTAATTCTTTCGGCACCCCGGCGTATAGTTCGCCGTACATCCCCGAGTTCTTCGCTTGAGAGATGCTTTTCAGCCGCTGCTTCGAGCAACCCCATTGCTTTTGTGTAATCAGTTTCTCGACTCTTTTGTTCATCTTCTTGAGCCGCCAGTTTATCTAGAATCCTAATTGATAAATCCGCAAACTTGTTTTTGTTGTTCTTTTTCATATCGAGAAAGAACCAAGCTCCTGCGGATGGTGCATCTTCCGGTGACGCTGTGGTGGGTGGCGTTTGGTACGCCCAGAAAAAGTCCCCAATAATATTTGTAGATTCGGACTTAGTTAGCAAAGAATCCAAAGAATCATCCGGTTCCTTTTCTTCGAGTCCTTCGGGAAGTTCTATACCCTCGATATAGCCGTATTCAGACGCCATTTTGGTATAAGCGGCCCAGAACGCTTTAATGCGGTCTTCGTGCTTACGACTTCCTTTAAGAAGACTGTCTTGGATATCTGTAAATTCCTGCCGTTGTGAGGGCTTTTTCCAGACATTGTAGATAAGACTCTTATACTTGCCTACTTCGAGAGAGAATTTGCTTTTATGGGTCATCTACGCCCACCATCAAGGATTTGCATGATAGCTTGAAGAGGTTGGTAGTCGTGTTGTGACGGTCTGCTGGTAGTGCCATCGACACCAAAGGCAAACCGAGCTTCGCGGATTTCGCGTTTCTTTTTCTCGATGTGACTTCTAAGGTTTTTAAAATCTTTGTCGGTTGCCGTGCCTCTGCTGGTTTTAGCAAAGGTCTTTTGAATTTCTTTAGAAGTCTCTGGTAAATCGTACATATATGCCTCCTTGACTATGTACTTGCGATAAATACCTCTACCTGTAGCGTGTCTGCTCCGGTTGGGTGGGCGATGATACTTTCTAAGTCAAACAAAGTAGTATCTACGGTCGCATCATCGGTGGCCGCTATTCCCAGGTCGGTTTTACCCATAATGAAACTTTGTCCAGCGGCTAAATGGATTGTAGCTTGGTCATCAGCCCCATCTGTGCCTTGGTCTACCTGAAGCGAAAGATGTACGGGGTCAGCAGAGTCAAGATTCGTAACCCGTAAATACCGGACATTCTCAATGTCAATCGCTGAATCAGCCGTATCTGCAGTGGCCTTAAAGACAGCCAGCGTGGTGTCTACGTCGTTCGTGCAGGTAACAACCCGCTTATAAACGTCGTTAATTCCAGTGATGCTTTGAGTATTTGTCTTTCCCTCTTCAGAACCGTTTAAAGTTAAATTCTCTTTGTGTGTTACCGTTAATGTTGCCATTATCTGTTCCTGAAGACCTTGGGACGATCAAAACCCCCGTGACGCTTATAGTGAATACGCCACGCTATACCACCAAACAATAAAACCCCAATTAAAATCCATCTCATTCAAGAAACATAACACATGAAGGCAAAGTATAAAATACAAGACCATAATCCAATAAAAACAAAATAGCCTTAAGGTTATTCTTGGCGTGGCCACGGACTAAATATGGCGTGGCTACGCCAAACCTGACGGTAAGAGCAAAAACTGACAGTAAAACTGACAGTAAGCTGAGATTTCTGACGGTAAACCTGACAGTAAGCCACCTTGGTGCAGTTTGCAGGAATCGACCTCACAAATACCCTTGTATGTAAGTAAATAAACAAAAGCTCTGATGCAGAGGGTCTTCTTACCTATCTTAACAGTCAATATCTGCACACTCAGTAGAGGGGATATATAGTACCTATTGCGGCGGCCCCGGTGGGGGGTCGGTTCACTCTGTGCCCGCTCGCCTGCTGCACTGTACATGGGTACACCCCCTATACATGCGTACAC